GGCGACCCGGCGGACGCGGTGATCTACGCCGCCCCGCCAACCCCGATCCACTACGTTTTCGACGCGAAGGAACAGACGATGGACCCCAAGGAAAAGACCCCCGAAATGCTGGCGTTCGAGGCGCGTGAGAGCGAATTCTCGGCGCGCATGAAGCGCCGTTTCGAGGCGGGCAACAACAGTGCGATCGACGCGCTCGTTCGCGAGGGCAAGGTCCTCCCGGCGGAGGCGGCGGGCCTCAAAACGGCGTTCAACGCGCTCGATCCCGAGGCGGACGAGGTCGAATTCACCGCCGGGGACAAGACGGTCAAGCAAACCGCCGTCGATCACCTCCTCGCGTTCATGGCGGGCCTCACCAAGCGCGTCCCGATCGGCGACCGTGTCTCGCCCGAGGGCGAGCGTTCGGGCGACAACGAGTTCACGTCGGCGAGCGCGTTCAACGCGGCGGTCGACAAGCTCGTCAAGGACGAGGGGCTCTCCGTCGCCGAGGCCGAGGAGCGCCTCGCCAAGTAACCCAGGCGGGGGGCGCGGTGCCCCCCGTAGTTTCGTCGGGGGGACGTTCTCCCCAAGCAAGGAGCGCACGGCATGGGCCGCACTACGAACGGACTAATCAAGAGCCGCAACGCGACCGCGACGATCCTCGCGCGGCGCATCGTGACCGAGGGCGCGGTCGATGGCGCGGGCGCGCAGGCGACGGGCTCGGCGGTCAACATCATCGGCGTATCGTCGGAGCTGGACACGGCGGCGGGCGAGCGTTGCTCCGTCATTATGGTCGGCAACGTCGCCGAGGTCGTCTATGGCGGCAACGTCAGCCGGGGCGACGCGCTCACGTCGGACGCGCAGGGCCGCGCCGTGGCGACCACGACCACCGGGGCTCGCATCGTCGGCACGGCCGAGGTGTCCGGCGTCGTCGGCGATATCGGCACCGTGAACGTGAACCCCGGTATCCTCTAACCCCCTCTCGACCCCTCGAATAAGGACCTCGCCGAATGGCACGCACCCCCTTTCCCTTGATCTCGGTCCCGCTCTCCGGGGTCGTGATCCGTTACGCGTCGATCAACCGCGACCAGCGCGGCTATATCGCCGACAAGGTCGCCCGCGTGCGCAAGACGCGCTCGCAACTGTTCCGCTGGTATCGGAGCAAGATCGAGGAGGCGTTCACCGTCAACGACGCGCAGATCGACCGCCTCGGACAGGCCAACGAGGTCCTGCAATCCTGGGACCTCGTGGAAGGTTCGACGCAGGACTATGCGCTCCGCGAGCCTGTGTCCTACGCCGATGAGGCCGAGGCCGCCGCGCAGTCGATCCCGTTCTCGCTCCGGTCCGAGGCCGCGCAGAACGTGACGGATCAGGTCCAGCTCAATCGCGAAATTCGCGTCGCCGCACTCACGAACAGCGCGTCGAGCTACCTGCCCGGCTACGTGCGCGACCTCGCCGCGACGCGTTGGTCCGACTTCGCCAACTCCGACCCGGTTGCGGATATCAAGGATGCACAGTCCAAGATGCTGATCCGGGGTAACGTCGGCATCTGTTCGCGCCGCGTCGCCGATATCCTGCAACGTCACCCCAAGATCGCCGTCGCACTCGGCGGCAATCAGAATAGCGGAATGTATTACCCGCTTGACGCCATCGCGCGCTTGCTCGGCCTGCGCGAGATCATCGTCGGCGACACGCTCTATCAGACGAGCAGGAAGGGGCAGGCGCTCGTCACGGGCAACATTTGGTCCGACAACTTCGCGCTGCACTACCAGGGCGCGAGCAACCCGGACGGCACCAGCGTTGCCGGTCCTCTCACGCAGTCGCCCGACTTCCTCACGACGTTCCAGTTCGGCGATTGGGTGTCGAGCGAAAAGCAGTTCGGCCCCGGCGATATGGGGCTCTATGGCGGCGTGAAGGTCCTCGCGGGTCACAGCGTCGTGGAGCGGCAGGTTGCCCCCTATGCGGGGTTCCTGTTCCAGAACGTCGTTACCCCCGGCGCCTGATCCTACGGGAGGGCGGGTCGTTCGCGCGATCCGCCCCGACGATAGTCCCAGGAGCGAAACGAAATGGCACAAGACGAACGCCCCCTCTATGTCCTGTTCGATGGCGAGACGATCGGCGACACCCGGTATCGCCTCGGCGACCCGATCAAGCGCGACGAGCTTTCCGGCGCGGTGATCCAGCTTCTCGAATTGCAGGGCCGTATCTCGGCGACGAAGCCGGTCGTCTCGGTTGTCGTTCTCGGCGACACGACGAAGGACGTAGGCGATATGAGCCGCGCCGAGCTGGAAGCCGCGACCCTGTCCGCCGCGCAAACGTCAATCCGCGACGCCAGCGACGACCAGCTCCGCACCGCGATCGAGACGCACCGCGAGAAGATGGCGGACGCTGCGAAGGAGGGCGCGCAGGGTGACGAGACGCAGGGCGATCCGTCCGACGCCATGACGGGCGCAGGAACCGGCGAGAGCGGCACCAGCGGCGACCAGGGCACCGGCGCGGGTTCGGGTGGCAGCGAGGGCGACGGCGCAAACGCGAGTTACGCGGACCTGCGCGACAAGCCCCTCGCGCAGCTCCGCACGGCCGAGCTTGGGATCGTCGCCCAGGTCGAGGCGGTCGATATCTCCGAAGCGACCAACAACCCGGACCGCATCAAGCTGATCCAGGCCGCGCGCGACGCCAAGGCCGCGCAGTAAAGCGCGGATCACGTTCACAGTCGGGGGCGGTTCGGTTACACACCGAGCCGCCCCTTTTTCGTTGGAAGGCACGATATGAAGCTCTCTCGCTACCTCCTCTCCGGCCTCGCGCTGGCATCCCTCTCGACGGCAGCGGTCGGACAGGTCACGGTCACTCCGCCGAACACGGTCGACGCGCAGGGACGATCCCGCCCGACCGGAACGACGTTCATCGTCAACGCGGACGGCTCGATCGCCACGATCGGCGGCACGACCGGCACCGTCACGACGCCGAGCGACCGCGTCACGACGGTTCAAGGCACCACGCCGAACGGGTCGGCGGCGACCGGCAACCCGAACCTCGTCGCGGGGAGCGACGGCACGAACGCGCGCACGCTTCGCACGGGATCGGACGGTTCGCTTAACGTCAACGTCGTCAACGCTCCTCGCGTACAAGGTACGATCGACCACGGCGTCGCGGACAACGGCTCTCCGAACAAGATCGGCGGCTTTGCCAGCGCCAGCGTTCCGGCGGCGGTCGCGACCGGGCAGCGCGTCAACGCATGGTACACGCTCGGCGGTGCGGCAGTCACGGCATCGGCGGGGGGCGGCGGCGCGCTCGACGGCTTGACCTCGGGTGCGGTGCAGACGTTTGGCGCGGCGAACAATCAAGGCGGCGCACTTGGCACCATCGGTTACGTTGTCAACGCTGGCGGCACGGCCGATCGCCAGCGCAGCGCAAACACGGCGGCCGGCGGCGATGGCACCGGCCTCCTTGGCGTCGGCAATCTCGGGTTTGACGGCACTAATTGGCGCGCGTTGAATGTGACCAGCGGCGGCATCCTCGGCATCTATGCGCCTATCGGGCTTGGCGCGGCGGTCGAGGGGCAGGTCGCGGCCGGTGCAACTGATAGCGGGCGTCCGGTGAAGATCGGCGGTTTCGCCAGCGTCAACGCGCCAACTGTCGTCGCGGCGGGTCAGCGCGTCAACGCGTGGTATGGCATTGCGGGTCAAGCAATCGTCGGCGGGCAAGGCACCAGCGGCAGCGACGGGCAGACGCAGCTATCGAGCATCACCGAACCCGGCGGCGGTTCGCGCCCGTTGTGGACGGTCGGCGGCGTGTTCAACGGCACCAGCTACGATCGTCAGCGCGACGCCACCAGCGCGAACGCGACCACCGGCACCGGCTTGCTCGGCGCGGGCATCCTCGGGCAATACACCGCCACGCTTCCGACCTACACGGCGGGGCAATACGGCACGATCGCCATGAGCAATCGCGGGTTGCTCTACACGCTTGCCGTCGATGGGGGCGGGCAACCGCTTCAAACGCTCGGCGGCGACGCGGATCAGCGCGCGACGACGATCACTGCGCCATATACCAACGCCCGCAACTTCCTGTTGAACGGGACCGGATGGGATCGCTCGCGCACGGTGCAGGGCAGCGACGGCACCGGAGCGGGCGTCGCGGCAGTCAGCGAGACGCCGAACAGCGCGGCGGGCGCGGCGATCGTCCCGGCAACAGCTCTCGGCGCGACCTCGCTCGTCGGCAAGGCATCGCCCGGCAACCTCTACGGCGCGACCGTGACGGCCTCGACCGCGCAGACGGGCGCGGGCTATTTCATCGTTGCGAACCTCGCCGCCGCGCCCGCCAGCGGCACCGCGTTGACCGCCGCGCAAGTTCTGTATTGCGTCGCGGTCCAGCCGGGGGCGACGAGTTCGATGGGCGGGACCGGCGTCCCCGATCGCGGGACGGTCGGACTAACCGCGCTCTATTCGACCTCGTGCGCCACGTTCACGCCCCAGGCAACGGCTCCGCTCCACATGCGTTTGAGGGCGCAATAACAGCGAGGCCCGGCCATGATTCGCCGTCTTTTCCTTCACCTTCTCGCCCCGGTCGCGCTCGTCGCGCCGGGGATCACCGCCGCGCAAGAGGTATCGGGCGGCGGCGTCCCTCCCGCCGAAATCGCGGCGGTCCTGCAATCCATGCCGAACGTTATGGGGTGGGTGCGGCAACAGGACGTGACGCTCGACGCGGCGGGGAACGCGACTTGGACGTTTGACCCGCTCGACCCGCCCCCGGTTGTCCCGGCGGTCGTTCACCTCCCGAAGGCGATGGACACGACGAACCCGATCATCTGCAACTATACGGCGCGGACGATCCTCCTCGTCACGGTTCATTGCTGGCGGACGAACGTGTCGGGGCTTCTCACCGCGCTCCTCGGCGGCACGGTCGCGGGTGCGCAAGTCACGCTCGTCGCCCGCGCGATCCCGTAGCGGCTCGCTCCTCGCCATGAAGGGACGCCTCGGCTATGTCGGGGCGTCCCTTTTCGTTGGAGCCCCGCCGATGGCCGCATATCTCACCGTCGAGCAATACGTCGCCCGGTTCGGCGACTATGAGACAAAGCTGTTCACGGCCGAGGACCCGAACGCGCCGACGTTCGACACGGTCAAGGTTGAGAGCGCGCTCGATGACGCGACCGAGGAGGTCGAGGGTTATATCGCTACGCGCTACGGCACGCCGCTCGCTTCACCGCCGCCGATCGTCAAGGGTTGGGTTGCGGCTCTCGCTCGGCTCAAGCTCGCAAACGGCTCCGGTCGGGTGTCGCAGCCAATCAAGGACGAGGTCGATCGCGTTACTCGCCAGCTCGAACGGATGGTCGATGGCAAGCTAAAGCTCCCGGTCGATGCGGGAGCAGTTGCGCCGGTCGAGCGCGATCCCGGCGCTCCGTTGACCTCGGGCGACGCGGCGGTCCCAATCTTCACCGGCTCCACGCTGGCGGGCTTCACGGATATGTTTACCGGAGCGGCGCAGCTCCCGGCGTGGCGTCGGGGCGGTTAAATGGCGGGCGGGTTCCGGTCCACGATCGACTATGTCGGCGACGGGCTCCGCAAGCCTCTCGCCGCGCTCGGTCGCCTGCGCGAGTTGGGCGAGGACCTCCTCCCGTTCATGCAGGACGCGACGGATATCCTCGTCGCCTCCACGCTCAACCGCTTCCGCACCGGGCGCGGTCCCGAGGGCATCCCGTGGACCCCGACCAAGCGCCAGTTCCGGCAAGCGGTCGGGCGGGCCGGTCCGAACAAGGCCGCGATCCTTGTCGACACGGGGGACTTGCGCGGCTCGATCCGGGGCGAGGCAACGTCGCGCTCGGCCGAGGTCGGATCGGACGGGCTCAAAAACCCGGTCAAGGCGCTCGCAAATCAGTTCGGCTCTCACCGCCCCTCGACCGTCGCGTTTCACACCCGCCGCGTCACGGTCGCGTTTGGCGCGGTCCTGGCGGAGCCCGTGACGCAATTCGTGTCGTCGCACCAGCGGATTACCAACCTCCCCGCCCGCCCTTTCGTCGGGATCGACACGCAAGACGAGGACGATATCAAGGAGGCGTGGCAGGACCGAATTGTGAGGACGTATAGCAATGGCTGATCCGATGGATTTCGGCGTCGATCTTGAGGACGTAGCGAAGCGAGCCCGCGCGCTCGGCTATTTCACCAGCGTGACGGATATCCTCGAAGCGAGCGAGGTCCTTGACGAGACGATCCCGGCCCGCGCTCCGGCGGCGTTCGTTGCGATCTCGGCCGAGCGCGCCGAGGAGAACAAGACGATCGGCGGGCACTCGCAACGTGTGCGGGTCGAGGTGACGATCATGTTTGTCGAGCAGGCCGCGCGCATGGATCAGGGCACGCGGGACAGGATGGACGCGACCAAGCGCGCGATCGTGCGCCAGTTCGTCGCCTTCACGCCCAAGGGGGCCGGGGAGCGGCTCAATTATGCGCGATACCGCGTCATCAAGATCGGCGGCGGCTTCGCGTTCGGCGAGGTGTCGTTCACCACCTCCTATCGCCTCACGATCTAGCCGCCGGGGTTTCAGGCTTACGGGGGCAGGGGGCCTCCCGTATCCCGGACCTCGAACACGAGGAGCCCCCAATGGACCAACCCGAGAACCAGGCACCCCAGGCCGCGACCGAGGAGCCCGAGATCACCGGCGAGCCGGAAACGACCGCGAGCGGCGTGTCGGTCGTCACGACCGAGCAAGGAACGTATCCGATCAATCATCGCCTGCGCGCCGAGGCTATGGTTCGCGACGGCATCACGACCGACGCGGACGGACTGATCTCCGACGAGCTGATCGGCGACACGGCGGCTCGTCTCGCGCGCGAGGACGCCGCGACGAAGGTCACGACGCGCATGAAGCGCGAGGACCTCGTCAAGATCGCGGGCGCCGAGGTGCCGCCCGTTCCGGTCGCAGACGAGGACACGGTCGCGACGATCGTCAAGAACATCGAAGCGGCCCGCGCCGCGAAGGAGGGCTAACCGATGGCCGGTGCAAACAAGGACTTTTTCACGAAAGTCATTCTCGCCAAGCTGGAAACGACCGAGGGCGCCGACGCCGGTCCGACGACCGCAGCCGATGCGTTGCGCGTCCTGAATTTCCAGGAAACGTTTATGAACGCCGAGCAAAAGACGCGGGCGATCGAAACGTCCTATTATGGCGCGACGCCGTTCATTCTGTCCGGCTTCACGCGCGCCGCGACGTTCGACATGGAAATTCACGGCGGCGGCGTGGCGGCTGGCACGACCGTTCCGCCGTGGATGAAGATGCTACAGGCGTGCGGGTTCGCCGCTCCGGTCGTCGGGGCTTCGTCCGTGACGCAGGCGCCCCTCACCGCAAGCCCGCGTTCGCTCACGCTATGGGCGTATTTTGACGACCTCCTCACCAAGCTACAGGGCTCGCGCGGGACGGTCGGTTTCAAGATCGAGGACGATGAGTTCCCGGTCCTGAATTTCGACGTTCTCGGCATCCCCGACAGCGCGCTCGCCGCGCAGGCCGTCCCGGCGAACCCGGTCATCGCGGGCTATGTCGATCCGCTTCTCTCCACGTCGGAAAACACGACGTTCACGATGGGCGGTTTTGCGGCGGCGTTGCGCCGTTGGAGCATGGCGGCGAACGTCGATCGCCAGCTCCGTTCGCTGATCGGTCCGGCGGATCGCATCAACATGCGCGGTCGCGGCTGGACCGGCGAGGCCGTGATCGAGTGCCCCGACCTCACCGCGAAAAACTACTTTTCGCAGATCAGGCCGGGCACAACCATGCCCGCAACGTGCGTCCAGGGCACGGCGGCGGGCAATATCGTGCAGATCGACACGCCCCGCCTGCAAATCTCGAACGCCGCGCTTTCGGAGGAACAGGGCAAGGTAATGGCGACGCTCTCGCTCACCGCGCTCCCGAACACGGGCAACGACGAAATCCTGTTCACGACGAAATAGCTTGCGGGCACCCGCCGGTTAGGGACATTGGCCGGGCGCGGAACAATCCGCGTCCGGCCTTTTCTTTGCGGGAGCCTCGCCAGTGTTCGACCTTCTCGATCGCCCCTTAATCTTTATCCCGGTGGAATGGCCGGGATTGATCGCCAATGACGCGGGCGACGCCGTCCCGACGACGCACTCGCTCGAAGTTCAGATCGAGCTACTCGACCGCGCCGAGTTCACCGAATGGATGAAGGAGGGCTCGACCGAGGCGGACGAGGAGCTTTCGCAAGCGGACAAGATCGCACGCGAGCGCTCGACCTTCCGCAGGGTCGCGAAGGGGTGGCGCAAGATCAAGGCGAACGGTCGCGTTCCTGAATTCAGCGACGAGAATATCGAGCGCCTTTTGATGTTTCCCGGCTTCAACAACGCGTTCGGCACCGCCTATATTGCCGCGTGGTCCGGGAAGGTGGCGACCCGTGAGGGAAACTCCGCAGGCTCGCCCGTCAATGGGCCGGGGGGCGAGCCTACCGACGCGACCAAGACGGACACGACGCCAAGCAACTAACGCAGTTTGAGAAGGAGTGCGCCGCGTTCGGACTTGATCCGGCGGCGTTCAACACGGGGGACCGCGACAAGGATCGCGACGCGGTCCCCCTATGGCCTGATATGCGGATACCCTTCGCGCTGTTTTGCGATGCGCCGTGGTCCTGGCTCTCCCTTGGTATGGCCGGGTTCGTGCGGACACATATCAGCCGGGTTGAGCTTGAGGCGTCGGCGCGCAGTCTCGGCCTCGAAATGACGCCCGCGATTTTCAATGACATTCGCGTTATGGAGGAGGAAGCGCTCACGTATTGGTCGCGCAAACGGTAGGACATTGACGCAATGGCGGGCGAATTCGACCTCTCGGCACGGATTACCGGCGACGCATCGGGCCTTGTGGCGGCGACGGAGCAGGCGACAGGCGGTTACGAGGCGATGGAGCGGGGGCAGCGCGACGCCGCCAGCGCAGCCCGCCAGCTCGAAACAGCGACCGCCGGGGCCGCATCGGCGGTTGAGCAACAGGCGAAAGGCGAGCGCGATCTCGCCCAGGCGCAGGACCGCACCACGCGGGCGACTGAGGAAAGCACGAGCGAGACGCTCGCCCAGGTCCTCGCGCGGGAACGGTCGGCAAAGGCGGCGGCGGATACGGCAGCGGCCGAGGCGCGGCTCGCAGGGGCGCAGTCGGCGGCGGAACGCAACACCGCCTCGGCCGCCCTAGCCGCGCTCAAACTACAGCAGGCGCAGGATGGGGTTGCCGCCTCGGCACAGGCCCAGGCGGCAGCAGTCGCGGCGGCCGAGGCGCGCGTCGCGCAGGCCCATAGCGACGCCGAGCGCGCAGCCGCATCGGCTGCACTCGCGCAGCTCAAGCTACAGCAGGCGCAAGAGGCGGGCTCGCGAACGACGACCGCGCTCGACCGCGATCTCGCCGCGCTGCGCGCCGAGCTTGACCCGGTCGGCGAAGCGGAGCGCCGCCTAGCCTCGGCGACCGATCTCGCGAACACGGCGCTCGCGCGCGGAATCATCACGGCCGATCAATACGAGGCGCACATTGCCCGGTTGCGCGCCGGGACCGCCAACAGCTCGGCCGAGATGAACCGGCAGGCGTTTGCGGCTCGCAACCTCGGGCAGCAGTTCGGCGACCTCGGTACGCAAATCTCGCTCGGTTCGGGATTCGCCCAGGCGTTCGCCGCGCAGGCCGGGCAGATGGGATATGCGCTGTCGGATTTCGGCGGACGGCTCGGCAAGGTCGGCGCGTTCCTCACCGGGCCGTGGGGGATCGCGTTGACGGTTGGCGCGGTCCTGGCGGCGCCGTTCATCGGCAAGCTGTTAGAGGGCAAGAGCGCGGCCGAGGAACAGGCGGACGCGCTCGACAAGGCGGCGGGAGCGGCGGACAGCTACGGCGCGGCACAATCCTCGCTCGGTCGCGTGATCGACCTCACGACCGGCAAGCTCAAGACGCAGAACGTCGTCTTAATCGAGACAATCAGGCTACAGGCGCGAGCGAACCTTGAGCGCGCTCGCGCCGCCATTGCCGAGGCCGATCCCGACACTCCGGGCCGCTTCGCCAAATTCCGCGACCGGCTGCGCGAGGCGGCAAAGCCCGGCGCGTTGCTGCGCGAGGGCCGCGAGGAGTCGGCGCAACAGCGCGCCGTGGACGCCAGCACGCGCTATCTCGCGAAGGTGGCGGGACAAACCGCGCTCGCCGATCGCGACCCCGCCGCCTATGCGAAACAGGTCAACGACGCCGTCCTCCTCACCTCGGCGAACCTCGACCGGATCGCGGTCAAGGGGAAGGTCGCGGGCCGCAGTCTGTCCGAGGTTAAGCTCGAATTGCTGGCGATCGGCAAGAACGGGCAGGACGCGGCGGCGGCGGTTGAGAGCCTCGGCGTGCTGGACGGCGGTCCAATCCCCGACAGTCTCAAGCCGTACAAGCGCGACAGGAAGAAGCGCGTCAAAAAGCCGAAATCGACCGAGGCGCGAGACGAATTCGGTCGCGACGCGGCGGACAAAATCGCGGGCATTGTCGGACAGTTCGATGACGCGCCAAAGATCATCGACCAGACGAACGAGAAGATCAGGCAGCTTGACGACCTGATCGAGGATCTCGGTCGCAAGAAGCCGCCTAATTTCGCCGAGCTGATAAAGCAGGCCGAGGCGGCTAAGGTCGTCGTGCGCGAGGGCCTGATCCGACAGGTCGCGCTCGCGTTCGAGCAACCCAAGACGCTCGCCGACAAGGCGGGGGTCGCGGTGAAATCGCTCGACGCGGTGATCGCTGACCTCGCCGCCAAGAAGCCGCCGAGCTTCGCGACCCTGATCGAGAGCGCGAAGGCGGCGAAAGCCGTAATTCTCGACGGGTTGCAGCGCCCGTATAACGATTTCGTCAAGAGCCAAGCCGATCAGCTTGAGGTGCAAAAGCTCCTCACCGCCGGGCGCGTGGACGAGGCGAACGCGCTCCGCACGATCCAGCAATTGCAGGCGTCAATGGGGCCGCTGACCCAGGCGCAAAAGGACGGCGTTCTCGCGACGGTGCAGGCGTTGCGCGAGGAGCAACGCGCGCTCGATCTCCGCAACGCAACCAATCAAAAATACCTCGACGCGCTCGGCTCGGTTAAGGGGCTGGTGCAGGACGCGACGCAAGCGTTCGTCCGGGGCGACCTCGGGCAGTTCATCAAGACGCCGGGCAAGCTCCTCGACGCGTTTCAGACGCTACAGGGACAAGCGCTGTTCGACCGCTTGTTCGACGGCGCGTTCCGTGAGTTGCAGGATCAAATCAACGGCACCTCGACCGTCAAGGACGCGTCGGATCGCATGGCGGTCGCGGTCGACGGGGTAAAAGCCTCGACGGATCGCACGGCGGCGGCGCTCGACCGCCTCACGCAATCGGCCGAGCGCGCGGCGGCGGGGGTGGCGGGGCAACCCGTACCCGAGGGCGGCCCGCCCGCACCTCCTACCGTTCCCGGCGCGGAGGGCGAGGAGGTCGTTGTCACGGGTCGGCGAAACCCGATCGCGGAATCAATCGGCAAAGTCGGCACGTCGATCGCGGGCCTGTTCACCAATCCCGAGAACGCCGCCAAGATCGGCAAGTCGATCGGCACGTTCGCGGGCAAGGGGCTAGAGGGAGCCGCGACGGGCTCGATCGTGGCGGGGGTCGGCAAGGCTCTCGGCGTCAAGCTCAACGGCACCGGCGCGCAAGTAGGCGGCGCGATCGGCTCGTTCCTACCGATCCCCGGCGGACAGGTGATCGGCTCAATCGCTGGCGGCCTGATCGGCAACCTATTCAGCAAGCCGAAAACCGGCTCCGCCTCGATCGGCAACGTCAACGGGGTTGCCGGGGTCACGGGCACGAGCGGCAACAACGCGGACCTGCAAAAGGCCGCGACCGGGCTCGCGGGATCGGTGACGGACACGATCGACCAAATCGTCGCGCAGCTCGGCGGCACGCTCGGCAATTTCGCCGTCTCGATCGGCAAGAGCGGCGACAAATTCGTCGTGGACGAGAGCGGTCGCGGATCGACCAAGCGCGGCAAGAAGAACGACGGCGTGATCGCCTATGACTCGGCCGAGGAGGCGCAAGCCGCCGCGCTGGCGAACGCCATCGCGGACGGCGCGGTCGCGGGGCTATCCGAGGCGGTGCAGCGCGCGTTCCGTTCGACCGACAATGTCGACAAGGCGGTTCGTGAGGCGCTCGGCGTGAAGGCGTTGGAACAGGCGCTCGGCGGCGCGGCTGGCGCGCTCAAGGGCATATTCGACGCCGAGGACACAGCGGGGCGTGAGCGGCTCCGGTTGGCGCGGACCTACGGGCTCGACGTGATCGCGGTCGAGAAGCTCAACGCCGAACAGCGCACTAAGCTCGTGGACGATACGCTCAAAACGCGACTCGGCGGGCTCAACGACTTCCTCAACTCGCTCAAATTCGGCGACCTCGCCGAGGGTACGCCGATCGAACGGCTCGCCGCGCTGCAAACCGAGATCGACAAGGTCAAGGCGGACGCAGAGCAGGGCGTGGAGGGTGCGGCGGATAAGCTCGCGCAGCTCTTGGCGCAAAAGGTGTCGCTCGCGCGCGATAGTTTCGGGACGGCTGGCGGGGATTATGCGGACACTCGCGCCGACGCTATCTCGATCGTGGAGCGCATCATTTCGAGCGAGACGCAGCGCGTCAACGCGGCGGCGGGGATCACCGGCGACAGCGCAACCGGCAAGGCCATCGCCGACGCGACGGCAGCGACCGCAACCCAGGCGAGCGAGACGAACGATCTCTTGGCGCAGGCGAATAGCGTCTTGAAGGAGATCGCGCGAAACCTCGTGCCCGGCGCGGCCTATGCGGGCGGGGGTTCGGTCGACTATGACTTGACGCGGCGCAACGTGAGCGCCGTCTAGCGGGATTTGATATGGCACTCGTCACCCTTGTCCAGGTCCTTCCGCGCGATGCTGGCACCGGGGCGACGGTGCCGGTCCGGCTGGCGGGCGGCGGGGTGCGGCCATATTTCCAGCTCGGGTTCAAGGATTGGCGTTCGGGCGTGGCGCGACCTCCGCGTTTCCGCGCCGGGTTCACGTTCGATCAGCAAGGGTTCCGCGCCGGAGCCTTGCCGCAGACCGCAGCCATTCGGTTTGCTCCGTCCGACGCCTCTTATCTCACCACGCTCAACGGCTACCTATGGGACGGGGCTCGGATCATCGTCTCGACCGGCGACGACGAGGACGCGGCTCCAGTTTACACGACCGTCGTTACCGGCGTCGTCGCTGGCGCGAAAAAGTCCGGCGGGTCGATCACCTTCACAATTACCGACCTCTCGGCCGCGCTCGACAAGCCGGTCGCGCCCGACGTGTTCGCTGGCTCCGGCGGGGCCGAGGGGGGTGACGACGCAACCGGGCGCGTGAAGCGGCGCTCGTTCGGGTACGTGTTCAACGTCTCGGGCCGCCTTCTCGACAAGGCTTATCAGATTTGGGAGTTCGGCGACCCGAGCCGCCGGTTCAACGCCTTTGTCATGGTCAAGGACAAGGGGCTCGGCGCGGGTGCCTATGTCGATATCGCGTGGCAAGGCTCGATCAACGCCACGTTGCAGGCCCTTCGCGACGCCGTCGTTCCGGCCGGAGGATGCGCTCGCGCGCCGTCGATCTCGTGCGTCAAATGGTGGACGACCCCGGCAGGCCCGCTCACGGCCGATATCAGGGGCGATATCGGTTCCGGGTACGTGGAGAGCGCGCCCGAGCTGGCGGCGCTTCTCGTCGCGCTCTATGCGCCCGAGATCACAATCTCGAACCTCGCCGAGGCGAAGGGGTGGAAGCCCGCCTCGTGCGGCGTCCACGTCGGCGACGCGACCGAGACGGTCGGGAGCTTGCTTGATCGGCTCCTCGTCCCGATCGGATTGCTATGGACCTTGAGCCCCGCCGGAGCGCTCACCTTCGCTCGCGTCACATGGGCGACGGACGGGTCGGCGCCGTTGCGCGCGGACCGGGTCGAGCGTGAATTCACGTTCAAGCCGCTACGGGCTCGAAAGCTCGGGTTCCAGCGCAATTATACGCAGCACACCGACGCCGAGATCAACGCCACGATCCTTCTCGCGACGGACGCGACCTATCTCGACGGGACCACGTTGGAGGACCGCAAGCCCGCAGAGAAGGGCGCGACGAACAGCGCCAACCCCGACTCACCGTTCGGACCGGACGGCACGGTCAAGGACCAGCTCGACACGACCGATAAGGCCGTCAACGCGCTCAAGCTCCTCACGGACGTGCCCGATCTAGACGACCTCGCGCAGGGCGCGCAGGACCTCTTTTTCGGTATTCAGCAACAGCGCCTCGCGCAGATGGCGGACCAGCTCCGCACCGTGGCGGATCGCGCACGGTTCAACGCTCTCACGCATATCGAGGGATTGCCAGCGGGTCCAATCGTGCAGCGGATCGACGTGGAGCGTGTCGAGGGGGACCGCGTCCTCGCCCAGGCAATCCAAATAGTGAAGGCGACGGCGGACACGACCGAGGCGGCGCTCGACGCCGAGATCATCCGTGTTGACGAGGCGCTCCTTGAAGCCGAGCAGGCAACGGCAACAGCGACGGCGCTCGTCCGCGCTGAATTCGCCGCGCTCAACACAGCGACCCAATCGCTCGCGCTGGCGGAGATCGCGCGCGTCGACCAATCTCGCGCAAACGGACAAGCCTCGACCGCCACGTCGCTTCTCGCGTTGCAGGCGAATTTTGCGGCGAACAACGTCTTGTTCGGCGCGACGACGCAGCGCCTAGACGATGCGATCTCGACCGCGAGAAGCTCGGCGGCGCAGCAGCTCGATTTCGTGCGCGCGCAGTTGACGCTCACCGATCAAGCCGATCGCGTAACGGCGGCGGCGAACGCGTTTCAACTCCGTCAAGCGATCGTGGACGAACAAGGATCGCGCGCGCAACAAGTTCTCGGCGTGGCGACGCAACTCGGGACCGCGCAATCCTCGGTCAATTTCCTGCTACGCGCGGCGAACGGCGACGAAGCGGTCGCGCAGCTCACCGTCGACAGCAACGGCAAAATTGCCGGGTTCAAGGTGGACGGGAAAACCTCGACCTTCGTCATTCGCGCCGACACGTTCGTGATAGATGGCGCTAAGCCGTTCACCTACGACAGCGTGAACGGCATCCTCAAAGCCCCAAATCTAGAAGTTACGAACCTAACGGCGGGCTCCGTCAATTTCGATCAATTGACCCTCGGGGCGGCGCAGCGTCAGGTTGCTTGGGAAACGAGCGGCGACGTTGTGATCGCGCAAAATCAAACGAAAGAAGTCGTGTGGGTCAACTTCACAAAATATGACGCCGACAGTGTCGTTCGAGTGCAATTCAGCGCCGACATATTCAGTCAAGACGACTTTCAGCTCAACATGATGTTTCAGGTGGACAGTCAGACGGTCAAAACGCGCAAGACGAACATGGTTTTTGTCGGCGACAACGCTTCGCTCCCGTTCTCTCCGGTCGCTCGATTGAAAGGGATTTCGACCGGCTCTCACCGCATCGGCATCGCAATTCAGAACGTCGAAACCGACAACAAGACGATGACGATTTATGGTGGCGCAATCCTTGAGGTTGTCGAGGTCCGCAAGGGTTCGATAGGTGAAGGCACTGGCGGCGATGGCGCGGGCGGCTCCGGTACGGCGAGCGGCGGCGGCGGCAGTGGCGGCACGTACAGCGGTGGCGGCGGCGGCGGGGGTGGAGTACGTCCGGTGCAGGTCGCCAATTGATCGGGCGGACGGGAGCGATTTGAATGGCGCGATATCAGGTTCGAGGGATTGTCGTCGGCGATGCGCCGCAAGGGGGCGTGGCGCAATATGCGGTCACGCTGCAACCGGATGGCGGCACTCCCGCGCAATCGTTGCGCGTGACGGGGCCGCCGGGCTCGGTTATCGCGTCGATGAAATACGGCGACTTTTTCAGCCTGAACCAACAGAACGGGCGCTATCGCGTCAGCGGTTTCGCGGCAGTCGAGGTGCAGCAAGCGGACGGCTCGATCGCGCCCGCCTACTCCGCCACGCTGTTCCCGACCGCAGCCGGTGCAACGGCGGATCAGGTTGTCACGGTGATCGGTCCGGCCGGTTCCCAGGTTGCCACAGAGGCGATGATTTACGGTCGCCAATTCGATTTCCTCGCTTCGTAAGGACGGCAGACGATGGCAGCTAGTGACGCTTTGCTCGCGGACCTGATCCAACAGAACGCCAACTTGTTCGCGTCCTATGCCAAGTGGTCAGACGGACAAGTCATGGTGCTTGCCGGGACCGTGAACGACCCGAACAGCTACGATATCAACGGACAGCGCAACGGGGACTTGGGTTATTACCCGGTCACGGACGTGAACAACGTTGTTCGCTATATCCCGTGCTTGGCGCGGCTGCGCGAAATTGCGAGGAGTTGCCTCGTCGCGTTGACGATCGCCGCTCTCCGAACGATCCCGATCCCGACGAACGGCGCCATCGCGCAGCTACACGACGGCGGTCGCGCGGGCCTGTTTCGCTACGATTCGAGCGACCTATCCGCCAAGGTCGCGATCGACGTTGACGCGGCGCTCTACGTCGCGCCGACCGCGCGCCCCGATGGCAAGGCGGGCGCATGGGTGCGCGTGCGGCTCGACGGCGACTATCTCGCTACTTGGACCGGGGTGTCGCCAGCGACCGAGAACGCCGACGTGTACCTCAATCGGCTTATGGGGTTGATGACGCCGGGCGATTGGCTCGTTCTCCCTCCCTACGAAATGGGGATCAGCGGCAAGGTCACTATCCCGCTTGGCATCAACGTGCGCGGGTTCGGCCGTTATTTGTCCGGCCTCAAGGCGCGTACCGCGACGAACAACTTTCACGCCGTTCACTGCCGCTACGGCGTCAACATCCTGCGCGATTTCTATGCGGGCGGCGTCAAGGGGCAGCTCACCGTTGGCGAGGCGGCTTGCTTTCACGCCTACCCCGGCGAAATCAATCAACCTGCGACGGTGACGGCGGATATCGCCAACATGCTTTGGGAAAACCTCCGCGCGACCGACGCCGAAACCGGGTTCCGGTGGGGCTTCAATGTCACGGATACGGAGGGCAACGGACGCCTCTATCACGCTCGTGCTTCGGAACAGATCAATTGCGATAGCGACGGCATCCTCGGGCACAATGTCGAGCTATTCGCGCCGGACGAGATCACGGTCGACGGCGGCGATCATTACATGGTCCTCACCGACGCCGCCGGAGCAAAGGCGAAGGACCCGCCTAAGATGGTCCGAATCATCGGGCCGCGCCGCGTCAAGATTTCGCGCCTTCGCCTATATGGTCACGGCGGAACGAGCCTTGTCGGCGGGGTGCATTTCGAGTTGGCCTCGCCGTACTCAAAAGCGAATTATTGGTCGTTGCCCGGTGACGTTGAGGTCCTCGACGTGAGCATTTCCGGCTGTCCAACCGCCGTCAACATCCCGAGCGGTACGCAAGGTGCGATCGTGTGGAAAGGCGGGATCATCCGGGGCATACCGGGGCAGCTCTCGATCGCGTTCCGCATCGGGGCGACCGGCTATCTCATCCAGCCCCAGGTTGTCCGCGACAGCCCGCCCCCCGACACCGCAGCGGGGGAGAAGGGTTACAAGGTGTCGACGCATCGGCTCCGGTTCGAGGACACGACGCTATTCGATTGCGATGAGATCGCGCGGATCGAGGGCAAGATCGACCTCGCGACTTTTGAGCGGATCGAAAACTATGCGCCCCAGGTCGTCGCCGGGCGCTACGCGTTCACGTTCGACAAAGGCGGGAACGATCTCGATATCTATCGCGTGCGAATTCGCGACGTGCGTGACTATGCGAACCGCAACGTCCCGACGTTCATCCGTGTCAACGATGGCCGAAAGGGCTCGGAAATCTCCGTCGATGACTGTGTCGCGTCGATGACGCAGAACACGGCGCAACGTTGGCCCGTCACCGCCAGCGCGACCGCTCTCGCCAATGTCGCGATCCGCTTTCGCGCACCCGACTCGGTCCGCCGCATCTTGCCCGCCGTCGCGGCGTCGATCGCAGCGAACCTTGTCGAAAGGGACCCCGCATGATTTTCGCAGACTCCCCCTACGCCTACCTCGACGCGTTGTTCTTTTTCGACACGGTGGCGAATGGCGCGCGGACCGGCACCGCGAACGCCAGCAACGTACAATTCGACCTGCACCGCTTTGACGAGACGATCGGGGGCTATGTCCCGCTCGACATTTACACCGCGCTCAACGGGCCCGCTATTATCGTGGACGTGAAGGTCGCAATCCTCACCGCGTTCAACGGAACGGGTCAATCGCTGATCCTGGGTCGAGGCGGGACGACGACGCAGTTTCAGGCGTTTGGGACCGACGCCTTGATCCAGCCCGCGAACCGGGGCGTGAAGGACATGGCCGCCGCGCTCGTGACACCGGACACGATCCTCACCGCCAACCTATTGCCAAAGGCCCGCCTCACGTACACCGCAGCGCCGACCGCAGGCGAAGGCCGCGTTATCTTCACCCTCGCGTAAAGGACGCCTGACAATGCCCGCCACAGTCGAGCCCGGTTATGCGTCATGGCTCAAGGCCGAGGCGCGGCTCGTGACAGGAACGGTTGCGGGTGCAGCCGAGAAATGGAACGACCTCGCGACGGACACCGCCGTGACGACCGCCCTCGCTTTCAAGGCCGACGCGCAGCCCGAGGCGGACGCTCAAGCCGCGTTCTACGCGGGGCCGATCGCGCGGGATCGCATCACGGTTCCCGGCTTGCTGGCGGGCCTCATCGGCAAGGTTCGCACGATCGTCGCCGACAGGGACGGCTATCAGGGCGGCGCGGCCGTGTTCATCATCGACGCGGACGAGAGCGAGACGGTAAAGGTCACGACGCTCACCGTCCTCAAGAGGTTGTAATATGGGCTTGCTCTCGATCACGACGCCGCTCAAGTTTGCAGCCGTGAGAAACACCGCAATCGGCGTAGGGTTTGAGCGAATGTTCACGCCCGACCCTAAAGAGGCTTTCGAGCAGCCAGCTAATAACTTCTGGTATTTCGATATAGACCTTGGCGCAATTACTCGCATCGACACCTTTTATCTTGGGTATCACAATGCGCGAAACGGGCAGACCTTCCGAGCGCAACGAATGGATGGCTTAGGGGGGAACACCCAAGAGACGTTCTTTTCGACCACGCTTGATCCGCTCGGCTACGGCAATCCCGGTCACACCGTCTATCAACTCGCGTCGCCTGTTGACGTGCGTTTCGTTCGGATCATTCTGACAAACCAGAACCAACCCGCTTTTTACGCTGGCGTGTTGGCGATCGGGCTCGCGTTCCAGGCGACATACGGACACGAGTGGGGCGCGGGTCGGTTTATCGAGGACACCGGCTCGGCCGAGCGCCTGTTCGGCGGCGGTTGGGCGACCGACGATGGCGTCGCGACGACCGGCTACAAATGGACGTTCGGCGATCTCTCGGCAGACGAACGCGAGCGGCTGTTCCAGCTCGTGCGCGATCGGCGAACAACGCGGTCGCTCCTCGTTGTCGAGGACCCGGATCGCACAGCCGGGCTAAACGAGCGCGTGCATTGGGGCCTGTTTCAGCGCCTTGAGCCATACGAACGCCTCGATCCGATCAACACGAAATGGGCGCTACAGATCGGCGATTGGGGTTGATATAGCGGTTCCTCCACGAAGGAGGAACCGATGGACGCAACGCAGCCCGATCCGACCGACCCGACGACCCCCGAACCCGATCCGCAGCCTGATCCGGGCACCGGATCACCGACCGACAGCGGCAGCAACGGACCGCCGCCCAAGACGCCCAAGCAACCGGGCAAGTGATGGACTGGCGCGTCCTCCCGATCGCTATCGCGATCGTCGCCGTCGCGGCTCACGCCATGCGCGAAGGCGCGGCGCGGGGGACCGCCATCCTCCTCCTCGTGAATTGGTCCGCCTGCGCGCTGGCGGTTCATCACACCGGCGAGGAATATCCCGTCGTGTGGTTCGGCCTGTTCGACTATTTCGCCGCGCTCGGTTTGCTCGTCTTGCTCCCGATCCACTACGCGCGCCGCCCGTTCCTATGGGACGGCGTTGTGGGCCTGATCTATGCGGCCGAGCTGTTGTGCCACGTCGCGCGCTATATGCGTCCGACCCCGCGCGCGATCGAGATCGGCTATTATTTCCTCAAATATGCCGCATGGGCGCAAATCATAGTCGTCGGCGGTTGGTTGCTCTATGCAATGGCTTGTCGTCGCGGTTGGAATGTCAGCCGTCTATCACATCACGATCCTATCCTTGGCGGCTATCAAGCGCGCCAAGCATCACGAGAAGGGCGCGCGTAAATGAACGAGATCGCATCGTTCTTCGCTGAATGGGGTCGAGCGATCATATCAGTAAGCTCGCTCGGCACGTTTGCGTTCGCCGCTCGCTTCTATTTTCAGTGGCGCGCGAACAATCGCGCCGACGCCCAGGTCGAGCAGAACGGCGACAAGATCAAACTCGACGGCGACAAGGCGATCCGCGATCACTACGCGACCGAGTTGACCGCGCTCCGCGAGCAGATCGTCAAGTCGGGTGACGCGCACGCCGAGCGCGAACGATTGAGCGCCGAGCGTCACCGCGAGCAGCTCACCGCCGCCGACCAGCGGTTTCAGATCGCGATGGACGCCGCGGACGGGCGTGAGGCCGAGTGCCAAGCACAAGTTCGCGTCCTTCGCGGCGAGATACAGGCCCTTTCGGAGGAAGTCATTGGCCTCCGCCACCAGCTCGGGCAGTCGTCCCGCTCGGCGATCATTCTCGCCGCCAGTTCGCCAAGCCTGCCAATCCGCGAGGCGGCGGATCGCGCAGCCGACGCGATCGGCGCCGTCGCCGATGGCATCGCCGCAATCCCTCACCACGAAAGGCCCCCCGAATGAACCCGAAGGCTCTCTTTGACGCGATCCGCACGATCAAGGGCTCGGCCCTCACGCAAGCCGAGGTCGACGCAGTCAACTGCGCACTCGGCGAGACGGCAGCAGCGGCGAGCAAATGCGGTATGGCCGCCAGCCCGACCGGGATCGCGCTGATCCACAGTTTCGAGACGCTCAAGCTCAAGAGCTATCCCGACCCCGGCAGCAAGGACGGAAAGCCGGTAACGAACGGATGGGGAACAACGCGCGACGAGGGCGGCGGGCCTATCCCGCTCGGCGCGATATGGACGCCGGAGAAGGCGGATCGCCTGTTCGCGCGTGATCGCCGCGACGTGGAGGTCGGCGTCAACCTACTGCTACGCGGTAAGGCGACGACCCAGGCGCAATTCGATGCACTCGTGATGTTCGCCTACAACGTCGGGCTCACGGAGTTCGGCACCTCGACGTTGCTACGGATGCACCTCGCGGGCGATTTCGGCGCGTGGGACGCAAAGAGGGGCACGGGGACGGGCGCGGTCGGACAGTTCCCCCGGTGGAACAAGAACGACGGAACGGTTATGGCGGGCCTTGTCCGTCGCCGCGCAGCGGAGGCGGCGCTCTACGCCGCATAAGGAACCCGTAATGGCAACACCCGCTATCCCCGACGAGGGCCTTGAGGTCGCAAAGTCGGCGCTCAAGGCTCGCGCCAAGGCTCAACTCCGCATCGGCCTCGCGACCGTCGCCGGGATGCTCGTCGGCAAGCATATCCTGCCCGCCGGGATGCTTGACGACACGCTCCTCGACGCAATCGCCGCAATCCTGTTCGCGGGCATCGCCGCCTATTGGCAGGACGCGCGAGCCGCGTTGATTCACTCGCGCTTTTGGCAGCTCGCCACGAACCGTCGCGTCCCCGCCGATATCATTCGCCCGGTCGCCGCGCCGATCACCAGCAAGTCGCCGCCGCTCGAACCCTAAGCGCGCTTGCGGTCGATATAGAGGCCATTCGCGAGAAGCCCCTCGACGTAACCGATCGCCGAGGGGCGACCCGCCTCCTTATCTTCGTCAATGAACCCGCGCGTGATCGACGTGATTTCGCGCATTGCAGGACCGGCGACCGGGTGCGTCCCGGCATGGCCGCCGCCCCGCCCCGCAATCCAGGCCATCACGTAAGGCGCGAGGACCTTGCCCCGCGCCGTCATGCGATTGGCGAACCGCGTCTTGTGCGCGGTCGAGCAAAACCGCGCGTCGGATCGCGTCGTCGTGAAAGCCTCGCCGCAATCGGCGCACACGACCGAGACAGGCGTTTTAGCGAGACGTGGCATAGATCGGCGCTCCGGTTGCGTTGACGCGTCCCGAATAACTCGAAAACGTACCTCGCGCAATGGCCGTGCAATGGATATACAACGGCCGGGCATAGCGCCCCGGAGTGACTACGGTGAAACTCAAGCTCGGCAAGATCGTGAAGGCGGCGGCGAAGGTCGTCGCGCAGAACCCGAACAAGGTGAAGGTCGCGGCGGCGATCCTCGGCGTCTCGCTCCCGACGATCGCGATCAAGGGCCTCGACCTCGCCGAGGCCCTCAAGCGCCAGTAACAAGACGGGTCGGCGAGATAGCCCGCCGACCCGTTATCGGTTGATCTTGCGCCCGGTCGCGCACTCGACCTCAAACGCCAGTTGTCCCGCCTTCTCGGCGATCTTGCGCCGCTTCTCCTCGCGCGTGCGCCGCGCGTTCGCCGCGTGATGCTCGGCGTCGTAGGCTAGATGGCAGGCGTTACACATGGCCTTTAGGTTGTCGTCGGCGCAGTTCTCGGGCGTGTGGTCAAGGTGCGCGACCGTAAGGCATATCGTGCGGCGGGTGCGTGGGTTGGGGTGTCCGTGCCTGCCCTCACACCGCACGCCGGGGGGGTGCTTGCCGCACTCCCCCTCGCACTCGCATCGCCCCTCGGCGCGCTCGAACCGGATGCGCGCCGATATGTCGCGCCAGTTCGACGGATACCGCTTCCGGTTCTCGGCGGCGATCGGCATGGATCAGCGCCCCAGGCGACGCGCCAGCCATGCGCGCACAGGTGCAAGGATCGGACGGGCCGGTTCGCGACCGCGTAGCCACGCCTCGACGTTGGCCTCGTGACGCTCGCGCAGGATGCGGTTGCGACCGGGACCCGGCGCCACGTCGGACAAGCGAGGAGGCGCTTGATTGAGCGCCTCCCGATAGTTGCCTGCGTTCATTGCTTCACCTTGACGTATTTGGCTTGTTGCTCGACCGCGAGGCGGATCAGCAAGTTCCCCATTTCCTCGGCCGCGTCGTTGTCGAGGCGATAGGAGAGAACGACACCGTCCGACGCAGGAAGCCCGACCGTGAGCGCGATCTTGTGGCAACCGTCGCTACAGGCCGGATTGCCACACGAGACGGCGACAACGCCGAGGCTCCCCTCAAACTCGCGATCATCCTCCTCGCGATAGACCGCGTCCGCTTTTGTGATATGCCACGTCGCAACTACCCCGTCCGTCATCACCGATCCCCCGGAAACGTGTCATCGTCATCGTCATCGACGGGCGGGCCGCCGTCCTGGCGATCGTCGTCGCCCGCGTCATCGTCCGTCCCCGCGCCACCCGAGATCGCCTCGAACCGAGCGCGCTCAAGCCCGACGATCACCTCGAACCGCTCTGGCTCGCTCTCCTTGATCTTGTCGCGCCATTTCACGCGCGCCGGGTCCGCCTGATATTCGGCGAGGTCCGTGAGGCTCTCGATCTTTGCGAGTGCGTCGGCGTAGGCGTCCACCTGTTCCGCCGTCGTCATACGCCGACGCCCGCCGTTCCCCTGCCCCTCGGACTGACGCAGCACGCCGACCGAAAAGAGCTTTTTCGAGCCTTTTGTCGCGGTGAGTGCGACCTCTCCCGCCTCGATATCGGACATTGCGCCAATCCTGATCCCGCCGACCTTGATCTTGCCGAACGTCACGTCGGGATCGCGATAGAGCGTCATGGATCGCCCGAGGTACGCGTCCGCCTCCTTGCCCCAAAAGTGAACCAAGACGCGGCGCATGGACTTGCCCGGCTTGTACGGCTTCCCCTGATCGCCTTCGTAACTGATCGCGATCGGCTGATCCTTGTCGTTCGTACCCCGGACGCCAATGACGCGGACCGTGATCGGTCCGCCGAGGAGATCGTCGGCGTTGAGCTGATCGCTCTTAGCCGTGATGAATTGAGACATATCGACGCCTGCCATTGTTCGCTCCTTATGCGTTGATTTCGTCGTCAGCGGGCTCGGCCGCGCCGCCGTTGTCAATGACGTGGCGAGCGTAGCTCGGCAGGCCGCAAAGCTCCGGCTCGCCGTCGTTGTATCCCGGCCATTTGCCGGACGAGAGGCACTCGGCGAAGCGGTTGAGCGCGATCCGGTTGAGCCACCGACCGCGCTCGATATCCTCGTCGGGCAGTTCCCATAGCGCGGTGGGTATCCAATCCCCCGCCTCGTACCCCTCGCCGACTTTCTCAACGACCGGGTGCAGGTAGCGGCGCGGGGCCTCGCCGAACACGGCGAGATATCCGTCAAGCTCGAACGCGGCGGACTGCGCGTAACCGAATTTGGCGATCGAGGTCGAGAAGCCCGACCAGCTCGCATCGGCGTCCGTCTTGAAATTGATCCCGGCGCTAAGGTCGGCGAGCATCCAATCGGGGCGGGCGCGGCACCAAACGCCGGTTGCCTCGTCTTTCCAGGCGAACGTTACCTCGGCCTCACCGTTCGAGAGGAACGGCAGGATCAGCGGATCGGCTTGGATCGCGTCGCAATAGGCATAGGTCCGCTCGACCTCCTTGATCGTGAGAACCGTGAGCCCGTCCGCGATTGCCGCGTCCGCCTCGGCAATGGCCGCAGCTTGCTTGACCGAGGCGGCGCGAGAGAAGCCCTCGGGGAGGACGTGATAGTCGCGATCCCATGCCTCGGGGTCGAGGAGGCAATCGTGGAACGCGCGACCCAGGCGCAACGCGTCCGTGTCCCTTTTCGGCTTGCGCTTGGGGTTGAGGTGCGACCCCTCGAAATAGTGGCGCGGCGTCTGTCCTTTCTTTCGCGCACCCTTCTCGGCCGCCAGTATCTTGAGCCCGGTCGAGCTGATCGACGGCGAATCGCACGGCTCCTCGCCGTGATAGACCGCCATCGGAACGCCGCGATACGCGCCCGGCGCGCTGATCTTGGCGCCGGGGACGTAGGGCACAAAACCGGGGAAGGTCGGAACCGGCTTGCGGATACCGGACAGGCCGAAATCCTTACGGAATTGCTCGTCTTGAGCGGCGGTCGTCGTCTTGTCGTTCATTGACCCATCCTTTGTGCGTGATTGTGCGAGGCGTCGTTCAACACCCCGGAAAGATGCTCGATCGCGGCCTCGATTCGACCGAACAAGCCGCCGCGAGACGCATCCGCGCCAGCATCGGCCGAGGCGTTCTCCATAATATCGGCGATCCGCTTGAGGCTGATCGCGATCGAGATCGCCGCCGCCTCGGCCACGATGAGCGCCGGTTCGGCGCTCACCGCGTCCTCAACTTGCGGCTCGAAACAGCCGGAGAGGGGCGGGCGGCTCACTGTTCACCCTCGAACAGGTCGCCCGCCGGAGCCTTGCGGAGATCGGACGGCTTGCGACGCGCAGGCGTAGCGATATGAGCTGGCGGCTCGGTCGGCGGTGTGCGGCTCAACCCGTCGCGCCCCTCAACCAATGCCTCACCGGATGCGCGCGGCTCCTCGGCTGGCGTCTCGGCCTCGGTCGCCTTCGCCTTGCGGCGACGCGGGGGCTCAATCCGCTCCGGCTCCTCGGCACCGCGAACCCGCCCCTGTTCCATGATGATCCCGGACCCGTCGCCCTCGCCGACTGTCTCAAGCCACACCTGATAGTCGCCCTCGACCGCCAGCTCGCGCACCAGGGCGAGGCCGTTCGCGTCGAGGAGCGAGCCCTCCTTGATAAGCATGATTCGCAGCTTGGGGTTGGCGGCCATCGCGAGGCGCATGGATACGCGCAGTTGTTGTGCGCCGGATGCTTGCGAGAACGGCTCGCCCTCGAACGTGACGATCAGGTCCTCGGCTTCCTCGTTCGGCACCACGTCGCACAACCGCGCCAGCGCGAGGCCCGGCACCGGCATGACAGCGTCCGCCAGCGCCTTCGCGCGCAGCGTGGCGCGCTCCGCCATGCGATCCGTGTAGCTCTTGCTCCGCCCGCGTAACGTCTCAAGCTCGCCCTCAAGCCGCTTGCGCTCGTCCAC